ATACACTTGAGAACGTTGTAGGTTCCAGTAATATTTGTATCCAGGAAAATATCGTCGCCGCGAATGGAATTATCCACATGAGATTCAGCAGCAAAATGGAAAGTAATATGCGGCTCATAATCATGGTATAAACTCTCCAGGTGTCCGAAGTTGCGAATGTCACAACGTTTGAGTTTGACACGCCAATCATTCCAATAACCATCTAAATTTTGATCATTGGCTGCATACGAACCATTGTCAATAATGACAATTTCGTCATCTGAATATTTTTTCAGGTGAGAGATTACAAAATTAGAACCGATAAATCCCAAACCACCAGTCACAAATGTAGTCATAAACTATTTTTATAAACCTTCTTCAAAAATTTATACCAAACTTTAGGGTCTTGTTTTCGAAAGTTTTGTCGATACATAAAAATGGCTTCGCATTCTTTCCAGCCAATCTTATGTGCCTTTCTTAACTTATTTATATCTAGTTTCTCAGCCTGTGTTTCATATGCGTGAGCATCTAATTCATCAGGATTTCCATAATACATTGCCTTCATCTTATTCTGTTTTGGCTTTGGCTTGTACTCTTTTTGAAGAAGCAATGGGCGTTGCTTCTGTTGATGCTTATGGCGATATTCATGGTGTATCGCACGAATAATCTTTATGGCAAGATTTTGAGCACCCTCTTTTGTTATAATTGCTTTTTTAGAATCACTCGGAAAGTTTAAGCAGATGTAAATGTGCTCAGGAATTATATCAGAAATTTTGAGACAATAATGACCATTTACAATCACATTATGATCAGGATAATATTCATCTTCAAATCTTTCTGAAGAAAAACAAACAATATATGGCTTGAATGCTTTATTCAATTGTCGAATCATAGAAGGTATATGTTTCTCTCCGACCCAAGTTTCGGCAAGAGCATAGACCTTCTTTTCGATCTTTTTGAGTTGCATTACACTTTCAGATTCTTAAACTTATCTGTGCTTCGACCACGATCAAAAACTGGCTTTGAATCATTTTCTTGCATCACAGCATCTTGGGCTTTCTGCTCAAGATCATAAAGTTTCATTTTCGCTCGATCAATACCAACCGTGAATCTCTTATGAAGATTCGGATCATTATAACGATTCTTCAACTGCTTCACGAGAATCTGATTTAACTGCTGCAGTTCTTCAGTGCTTACAAGTGCAAACATAAAGTCAGCAGTGGCAGGTAGACCAAACGATTCTGAAGTATCTTCTAGTCCAGGATCCGAGTTGCTAAAACCAGATCGAGTCGTCTGAGTAGCCGAAACGATCGGTACATTATTCTCCACCGCCAGACCGCGAAGTTCCTCAGCAATTGCTTTGATATAGGTATATGAGTTGACATTCGCACCTGCCTTGATTCTAGCCGACGCACAAATATTTAGATAGTCAACAAAGATAATATCTGGACGGAAGTTTTTCTTTAGAGCCAGATCGTTAATCAACGCACGGAAGTGAGCAGGATTCGCAGAGGCAGTTGGATACTCCTTGATGATCAACTTGCCCTTTACAGATCCTTTGAGTTTGCTCATGCGTTTCTCATACATATCTTTCGGCATGTTCATGAGATCATCAAGAGAAACATTGAGAAGGTTCGCGTCAATACGTTCAGCAATCTTCTCTTCAGCCATTTCAAGAGTTATGTAAAGAACGTTATAGTTCTGAACCAAGCAACTAGCAGCCACATGGCACATAAACAGAGACTTGCCGACGCCAGTACCTGCAAGAGCAATGTTAAGGGTCTTTTGCGGAAGTCCCCCTTTAGTGATCTTGTTGAAATACTCCAGATCGAAGGGAATTCTTTTTTCGATACGATGATAAAAATCGTAGCGATCAGCGTAACTATCCAAAAAGTCGTGACCAATGTGAGGATCGAAACTAACCCCCAGAGCATCAGACAAAAGAGTAGGAATGCTTCCTTTGCCCCTCGCTTGATCTTTGCCATCAAGTATCTGAATTGAGTCCATGATAGCATTATAGATTGCTTTTTCTTGACAAAACTTTTCTGCAGTGTCAAGAAGCCATTCGAGTTTTTGTTCTGATTTGTCATTCGAGATTTCTTTTAAGAGTTCGAGTGACTTATTTAACTCAACTTCAGTGAGTTTGGTAGATTCTTTTAAAGAAATCTCCAGTGCTGCGTTTGGTGGCAGACTGTTATACTTTAGGATGAACTCCTTTATTTCCTCGAATACTTTTCTTTCGTGACTTTCGGTTAGGTACTCTTTCTTCAGAAACGGCAACGCTTTCCTCATGAAGGATTCGTTCCGCATCAGATTCGACAAGATCAGTGTTTCGGTTTTCATTCTCTTCCTTCATTGCATTGTCAATGGCACTCATAAGTATACTACGCATCACGTTAGAAGTAAATCGCTGAAACGATTTGCTCTTTGTGTTTGCATTGTTTACGTTTGAGATAATATCATAATCAAAATTTAACAAACCTTCGTCAGTAACTTTGACATCGGTGAACTCAACAATCACACCATCATATTTGCCCAAGAACTTGACAGCAAAACTTCCAGGTGGACCGTTAAGGTCCACGAAGAAGGTGTATTGCTTTTCAACTTTAAAGAATTTTTTGACGTACCAGAATTCAAGTTTAGCGATTAGATTTTCAAGCATCTTCGTCCTCATCTACTTCAACAGAGAGATTGCCTGCAACGGCTGAACTGAATTGATAGTTGGTGCGCACCCATTCTTTGAATGATTCATCAGCAAGAATGCTATCCCAAAATTCTGCGCACTCAGTATCAGCAAGACGCCACTTCTTACCATCAATTTCACCAGTTTCGCGATTCACTTTGGCATACCAACCGACGTTTGGCTTTACCACATGACCCGACTCAATTGCCATATCAAGTAGACCGCTGTACTTAGAAATACCACCATCGAAACGAACAGTGACTGGGATACGAGCCTTTTCTCTAACATAACGTGATTTTTCAACATTGATAATAAAATTATAGCCAATCAAATCAGTACCATCTTTTTCTTGCTGACGACCAAGGATGTAGATGTTATCAGCAGAATAATAGGAACCTGTTCCGCCACCGACAATATCCTTGGGATACAGACCTATTTCTTTGTAGGTATGATTTACAACCACCATCGGAATGTCCTTCAGTGTAAGGTGTGGGGTCACCATACGGAACAGGGATTTAATTTGCTTTGCGCGACTCATGTCAGCAACAGACTTACCATCCATCGCATCCTCAACTTCTTTCTTCGAAGCCAAATTACCAATTGAGTCAATGACGATCATGACTCGCTCGCCACGTTCAATGTTACTCAACTGCTGCATGATATCAAACTTCAACTGCTCAACGTCAGTGATTGGAGTATGAACAACACGCTCCATGTCAATACCAAACGAAGTGAAATAGTTTTGTGGCGTACCAAACTCTGAGTCGTAGAAAAGAACAACTGATTCTGGATACTTTACTTGATATGCCTTTGCCATCAAAAGACTGAATGCAGTTTTGAAGTGCTTTGATGGACCAGCCCACATCGTGAGTCCTGGAGTAAATCCACCATCAAGATCGCCAGAGAATGCAACGTTGACAACAGGGATAGACGTTTGAATCATATCCTTGGCGGCAAAAAACTTGGACTTGGAAAGAATCGCAGTATCTTTAATCGTCGAATTCTTTTTCAATTTTTCTAACAAACTCATATCTTACTCCTAATAATTGCCAGGCTTAATATTGTCACCAGCATCGAAACGATTATCTTTGGATGATTGCTCAGTCTTTGGTTCATCAGTATGCTTGATACCAAAGTCATCACCCATCATGAAATTGTATATGCTGCCTTTTATACCTTTATTATACTTCACTTCAGGCTTTTTGTCAACTCTTTTCTTCTTAATAACAATCGGTCTATTTGCATATGAAATGTTTGCGGCAATAAGCAAAAGAACTGCAAGAGGATCGAACACAAGAACAATCAGTATGATAACAAATCGAACAGCACTATCGAAATAGTTTGCGGCTTCTTCTTTACCATAAATCAACTCTGCAATATATTTTAATGGACCAATCTTTGCTTCAGAATCTATGGTAGAGCGGCGGAGAGGAATCAGTTGATTATTGAGTTCGTCAATTCTAGCATCTGCAGTTTCAATTGCAGCATTCAATGCAGTTCTTTCTGCTTTTTGCTGATTGCGAATTCTTGCGCCATCCATAAAAGACGTTTCAACAACTGAGTCTAAAGAGTTTAGAGATTTTTGAGCATTATCAATTTGTCTTTGCTGACTCGCAATTTGTTGCTCAATTCTTGCAATCTCAAGTGAATTGTCAGCCACACCAATTGAAGATTCAAGATGAACTTTCGAGAGATAACCGAAGGTCCCTAGAGAGGTGATAAACATCAGAATGAATATCGCGAATATGAAGTATCCTTTAATCAGTTTTGGTGCAATACTCCAATTACGATATAACCAAGAAGCAGCAACAAGTTTAGCAAACTCTAAACTTGCTCCCATCAATGAGATGGCAAACACTGCTCCTGGAAATATTGCAATCAAACCAATGATTGAATAATACGCAGCGGTGCCTGATAATAGTAATCCAGCAATCAGAGCAAGTAATGCCATTAAGTGATTCCGTATCTATTGAATACTGTGTAGAACAGTTCTCGTTCTTTTTCAATCTGAGGATTTACTAATGATACTGTGGTTGACATTTTCGTGAAAATCAATCCATCATCAATCACATAGTTTGATTTGCCGTTCTTCATATTCAATCTATACAGAAACAAATCGCCGTAGTAGATTTTAAACTCTTCTGGAATTTCATAATAACTGTTTTTATGACAGAACATCACGCTTCCGTATGAAAAATGAGGCATACCAGAAAGTTCATTTGTTCCATAACTTTCTTCAATAGTTATATAATCGCCCATTCCAGAATTTTTAACAGTTTCGAAAATGTCAATCGCAAATCCGCAATAACTGAGTTCAGAGAAACCCAACAATCCTTTATCTGGAGTTATCTCTCTATATATTTCAAATAGACAATTCAAATTAATCAAACAGTCATCGTTTAAAAACATCAATCTGTCATATTTGGCAGTTTTCACTCCAAGATTCCAAGCAGGATTTACATAGATGTTTTCTGTTTGCGGCAAATAAACAAGTTTATCAATCAGTGTTAGTTCTGCATGATTTGCTCTCTGCGCATCATTATCTATGAGAATAATTTCTCCCACAACTGAATGCAAATTTAACATTGGGAGCATTTTGTGTATATGTTCCGCTCGCCACATTGTTGGTATGATTACAGAAATCATGATTTGTTTTCCTTCATTATATCTTGCATCACTGATGCCATCATTGCATCAATAGGGCTATTGCTTTGGAATAGTTTTTTATCATTCTCAACAACTTCGTTGAAGAATTTTGTTGTACTTTTCATCTTGGTTGCAACTGCGCAAGCAGATATTACAAAGTTTTGTTTACCACTGATCACATTATTGTCAAACAAATGCGTATCACCATAATATATTTTGTATTCTTCTGGAATCATATAATAAGATGTTTTGTGCATAAACATACAGATACCAAATCTGTAATGCATATAGTTTACTGGCTTAATCTCCATGGTTTCCCATGAAGCAAAAGAACTAGTGATGAATTCTAAATCATCATGGTTTTCTGAAATCGTTTCTAAAGAGAATGCAACAATACCATTATCAGGTGTGCACTTTTGATAAACTGATTCAAGACATTTTGTATCAAATAGAACGTCGTCACTATACAAACATATGCGTTCATATTGAGAAAGTTGCACACCCAAATTCCAAGCAGGATTTACATAAATGTTTTCTTTTTGCTTGATGTGTCTAACTTTGCTGAGTTCTACAATCGCCTGATCAGTTTCGTTAACATTGTTGTCTATAATAATGATTTCACCAATCAATGGATGATCATTTAAGACAGGCAACATTCTTTTGTAATACTCTCCTTTCCAGAGAGTGGGCATAATAACACTAATCATGAGAAGAAACTATCCAGTGATTCGACCTTTTCGGTCTGCCAGTTGATTGAAGAAAGAATAATATCTAGCGGCTCAAGAAATGATTTCTCAAACTGCAAATCATAATCAATATACTGCTCAGCATCAAGTTGTTTTGGAATACCAGACAAGAATGCAAGAGTGTTATTGTTAAAGATGTTTGGCTGCTTCAGATAGATGAACTTGATCTTCTCACCCTCTTGAATCTCTTGATAGCGTTTGTTGAGTTTCATTTCACGCAGTAAGTGATTGTATACCAATGCACCCTTGACATGGATCGGTGTACCTTTCTTAAAGATATGAGCAGCATCAGAATATTCTTTTAGACCATTGACTGATCTTGGGAATGCGATGTCTTCAACAGGAAGTGTTTTAAATTCATGGCGAAACTTCTCAATGAACTTATGCAAATCATCTTCAGTCTGCGTCATCACAATATTGATTGCCTCTTTAATCTTCACACGACAAGCAGATGGCGTTGAAGACTTTACTGCCTCAAGACCCATGATCTTGAGTTTTGGTTTGGCATACGCAACACCTTCGCTATCGTGGACATTTAGAATATATCTTTTCTTGGCAGTCCAGATTGCTTTGTCAGCCAAAGATTCACGCTTCATTTCCATGCGCTGTTGAAACGCATTGACATATTCTTTCAGTTCTTCATACGACGTATCAATGAATGGCTGAATCTTGTCATCACAAACCTTATTCATGAACTTGATGACTTTCTTGGTATCAGAAGTATCAGGATAAAGTTTTTTGACCAGCGGACCCATGTTCAAATAAATTGAGTCAGTATCCGAAGCAATAACATAATCCTCACCTTCAGTCTTCAACAGTTTATTCATATACTCGTTGATCTTCTTTTCAATCCAACGAATAGACAACTGACCTGCTGTCGTGATGCCTTCAGCGATACGAATATCGAAGAAGCGGAAGTATTGATTACCCAGCGCACCGTAAGCGGAGTTTAGAGTAACCTTCTTTGCCAACTGCAGATTGTTATATCGCGCAACTTGTTTCTCAAGATAATGAACCTGATTCTTATCTTCAAGAACAGTTTCGATTTTCTTTTTGGCTTCAAGTG